AGTTAATGACATTATTGCTTTTGTTATTTATCTTGTTTATGCTAACTATGTTACTTATGTTAACTATGTTGTTTATGTTAACTATGTTGTTTTATTGTTTTTATTATTATTTATGTATCAAAAAATAATAATATACGATCAATTTTTTATTTTAGACAAGTTCTTTGGACTTTTGATGCGTTCTTCAATATCGTTTGTATTTGTTTCAGCATTTTTATTAATAATAGTAGTAGTTTGAAGACTTTTATCAAACATTTTTCTATATTCAATCTCTCTTTTTACAGTTTTTAATTCATTTATTTTTTCTTCCATTGTATTTATTTTTTCTAAAACTTTATTCAATAGTGTGTTTAATGTTTCATTTTCATTAGAGAGAATATCTTTATGTGATTGTTTTTCTGTTTGCGTCTCTTTTTCATCAACACGAGTATCAAGATGACTATTACTATCCGTTTGTGTCTCTTTTTCAACAATTTCTAATTTTTTTTTCGGTTTCAACATGTCAAGAAATCCTTTACTTTTATTTATTTTTTTATCATCTTTAAATCTTACTCTTTTTGGTAAAGCATCTTTTTCATTTCTTGTCATCGCATTATTTTGCTGTTTATATATTGATACTGGTTTAAAATCATTTACATCGTTAAGTTCAACATGTTCGCCTATTTGCAATTGAATTGGTGTCGATTCAACGTCTCCTCCATTTTGTATCCATGAAGTCGCTTTTTTAAGGTCTTCTTTTTTTGGCAAATAGTTCATTCCTCTTTTTTCCATCAATTCAGATAACTTTCTATCCATATCGATAGACGATTCATTTGTTTTATCTGAAAAGTCAATTGCTTTTGGTGTATTTCCTTGTATTGTTCTTTTGAATTCTTCTTGTTTTGCATTCAGTTGTTTTTTAAACCGGTCTTGGCGTTCTTTCATGATGTCTTCAATCGTATGTGACGACGATGAATTTGGTAATGCATAATTTTTGGATGCAAAATTAGTAGTTGATTTTCTATTTTCCTTAATTCTTTTTATGTAACCTACCATATTATTAATCGTCCTCTTATTTAATGAAATAATACTATCATTAGATACTATTTCTTCACTTATTTTTTGAATCTGATTTTCAAATTGATTTAAAACCTGTTGTGAATTATTCAATCCATCAAATAGTTTATTTTCTAATAAGACACCCCATATGATGCCCTTGTTATCCCTACTTAAATATTTCTTTTTAACAGCTATTTTTGACATAAAATTTTATATATAATTATAATTATTTATAAAATTATTTATTTATACATATTTATTTATACATATTTATTTATTTATACATAGCTAACAAAAAACACATAATACCATACAATAATAATATTGATAATCCAATGAAGGGTTACCATTTTATCTAAATCTTCACTATTCCATTGCCATCCAATTGCTTTCATGATTGGCAAATAAATCCATTTCATATTGTATTCAGAAAATTCAGAAGTTGTTTCGCCTTGCTCATAATCACCAAACCATTTGCTCATGATGGTAAATACACAACGGTTTTTAAAAAATACCCAGTGTAATGGTGTGAGGACAATGATTAAAAACAACCATTTTACATATGGATGAAAGCGTTGTTTATCTAAGAAAAAAATGACAAATGGTATCAATAAAAAACTTGCATGTATCCCATTAAGGATTCTAGTAATAATATTCATTATATAAAAAATGTATATTATTTTGTATATTATGCCATGAACTAAAATGTAATATCATTTAATATTGTTGTTAATCTTTGCAAAACAAATTGTTGCTGTAATTTCGAATTATTAACAACATAATCGGCTTTAATATTATCTATATTGGTTTCACTTACATGGTGTTGTTGTTCTAATCCTAGATTTTCTTGTGTAACTTTTTCCTGAACACGGTCATTTGCTTCAATCTTAATCACTTTTCCTCCTGAATCTCGAATAAACTGGGCTTCATTCTCAAAACGTATATCTGGAATGATAAAAATGCTTTCTTTATTATTCTCTACTTTTTTGTTATGATAATTATGCACTTTTATCCATGATTCAACATACTTAATCCATACGTCTTCACCATGTTTTTTACGCATAATATCTGTTCCATACATTTGTAACATCTGGCGACTTTTCTTATCTTTTTCAATATATAATCTCTCAAAATCGATATCCAGATGAACCATCAATTCTACTTTTAATGCATCCGCGTATGATATCACAACAATATTGTTTTTATTTTTATTATTTTGAAGATAGGGTATTACCATATTATTCACTAAGAAGTCTTTCCCGCTTCCTAATTTTCCTAAAAATCCAATGATCATTATAATATCAAATGTAAAAACAAGCTCCTCAAAAAATAATATAGTAAAACACAAGTATATGATAGCGTATATGATACCTTATATGATATTGTTTTTATATTGTTAATTAAAATATACTTTTCGCATCTTTTCCATGCAATGGTCTGCAATTTTATTATTTTTAAAATAAGAAATCTCTTTATTGTTTGTTAATAACTCGATAATAAAATACAAGCAATACATTCCACATTCTGTGTTCTTTTCCTGATGTCTAAATGGATGATTGCTATCCCGTTTAAATGATATTCCCAAATCCTTGCCTTGCTTAACTATCTTATCTATAAAAAGATTCACTTCTTTTGGTTCTATATTGCCATTACTATCAAAATAGTATATTAGCTTCCGTTTGATATCAATGTAAAGAGCTATCCAATGTGAACCATCTTTGTAATCCGGGTCTGTATTAAATATTATACCTATTTTATTCTTATTTGCACGAATATAATTTATCAACTGAAACATACATAGCTCCATCCACACACATGTATTGTCTACATAACGATGCTCAAAATTAATAGGTGATGGTCCAATAAATTCAAAATCAGGATATGCAGTTTCATATTGTCTCATGACATTCGTTATATCAACACTTGATAACCATTCTCGTGGATTTTTTTTCCATTCTTTTGGTGCTTTTGGTGCAAAATGTGTATCCATTAGTTCTTCTCCCAACTGATTATGTATAAAATTTTGATTTAACCAACATGTTTCTCGATTGCATGTTTTTTTCATATTTTTTCTTAATGCATTCCATATTTCTTTACCACTATCTTGTCCAATTTTTGTATCCGGATGACGTTCATTCCATAAATCCCTCATTTTAATTAGCGAAACCTCGTTATAACATGAATTTGGTATTGTATTTGGATAAATATGGTTCATATATGGGCTACAATTTTCTGTAATCATGATTTCTTCTTTCTTACTTTTTGTTCCTCCTTTTTTCTTAATATTTTTTTTCTTAATATTCTTCTTGGTAAGTTTTTTTGACATTTTCTTTTTATTTGATAATTGTTTTGCAGTTTTTTTCATTACTGTTATCTATTATTTCAATAGATTATCTTTTTTCCCTTTCTTTTTACGAATACCCTTCTTTTTTAACTTATTATCATACAGTTCAACTTTTTTCTTTCGAGGTAAAGGAATTTTTTCTTTTTCTTTTTGTTTTTTTGTAATTACAAATGAACCTAATGTTCCAAACCCTTTTTCATTTGGGTTATTCATCATATTTTTATTACACTTTAATAAGTCAAAATTCTCTATGTCTTCTTTTAACACGGATGTTGCATCTTTTGTATCTTTTATATCTTTTAGGTCTTCTTGTATTATATCATTATAGTCTTGTATTTTAAAATATTCAAATAAAGATTCAACATATCCATCAAAGAAATCTTGAACGTCGTTTGAAACACTGACTTCCTGATACGATGGGTCATAATATTTTTTATACAAGTCTTTTGTAATTGCTAAAACCCTCTTTTTATAAAACTTGTATTGTTTCTTCTTGTTAATGTTATCTATTTTATCATTTTTCGCATGTTCTTTTTCTTGCTTTTTCATATACTTTTCATATATGGAATCGTTCATTAAACATTTCAAAGTAATATCATTTATATTGTCTTCCATGAATTTTACACGTAATATCTATTTTACAATAATATATGAAAAATTATATGATTATCTTTCATATATATCTTATAAATTCAATCGCTGTTGTCTAGTATGATTATAAAACATCTCATTTGGTAGATTGTTTGTATTTGGATTAAACGGTTCAAATTCAACTGGACGGAATAAATAATTGTGTGGTTGATTGACTACTTCTTTTTGTTCCATTTTTACAACATACATATCACTGGATGATGATGGAATAAACTTACTTTGTGCACACGATTGATTAGCAAAAAATTGGTTTCTCATCTTGGATTCATCATCAACCTTGGATGAATATCCTTCCCATGGACCCATACTATTTCCGGGATTAAACATTTTTTCTGTATTAAAAATTTCTCTATTTTCTAAACTGACTATCGGTTTTCTACATTGATCTACAATTGGCATTGTAGCGTATTTTGTAGAAGCCGGACGCATGCTAAAATGTGGTTTCAAATGAGCCGATGGCTTATTTCTTGCACTTAGTCTTTCATTTAATTCATTATCTCTTTCTATATGACATCTATATGCACCATTAACTATACCATTGTTATTAAACATAATATTATCTATATTATATTAATATTTTATATTTTATTTTATTAAATTGATATTTGAAAAGAAACAATATATATGAAAACATTATAAATACTAATCAATAAATAGAAGTAAGCATAAGCATAAACATAAGCATAAGTAAGTATAAGCATAGCTATTAAAATTATTATGTGTGGTATATTTGCATTACTAAATAAACAGTCAAATGACCTATTAACCAATACAATAATACACAATGGTTTTATGGAAGGTATTGGTCGCGGTCCTGAAAATACAAAAGAACTTTGGATGGATAATGATGACATGATGTTGGGATTCCATCGGTTGGCGATTAATGGATTAGACAATATCTCAAATCAACCCATTGAAATTGATGGAATTAAGCTAATTTGCAATGGTGAAATATACAACTACAAGGAATTGTTTCAAGAATTAGGCGTTCAACCATACACAAACTCTGATTGTGAAATTATAATTCATCTTTATAAGGAATTTGGTATACATCAAACGTTGCACTTGTTGGATGGGGTTTTTGCATTTGTTCTATTTGATAACAACGATCTAGAAACGGGTAGAAAAGTATATGTGGCAAGAGATCCATTTGGTGTAAGACCATTATATGTAATGAAATACACACATGATATGTATGAACTAAGTAAAAAGAATAGTCTTCAAAAAGAAAATAAAAATACATTATTTGGATTTTGTTCAGAACCATATCCTTTACAGAAAATATATAATTTGGCTCATGATAATGGTCGATTTCAGACAAATGAAAAGAGTTTGCATCAATTTAAACCTGGTACATACAGTAAATTTGTTTTACCATGGAAATGCCACTCTTCTTGGGAACTAGCTATTGAGGAATGTTCCTATTATTCATTAAAAATTGACAATCTTATTCACAATGATAGTATTCAATCGAAAATATATTCTTCTCTTTCTCAGGCGGTATATAAACGTGTTTTGAATACAGAAAGACCCATTGCTTGTTTATTATCAGGTGGTCTAGATAGCAGTCTTATTACAGCATTGGTATGCAAGCATGCTAAACATATAAACAAAACCCGGAGTAAAGAAAACAAGATAAGCGTAGAAACATACAGTATAGGATTGCATGGTTCAGAAGATTTAAAATACGCGAGACTTGTTGCTGAACATCTTCAAACAAATCATCATGAAATTGTAATGACAAATGATGACTTTTTCAATGCCATTCCCGAAGTGATTAAAGCAATTGGTAGTTATGATACAACAACAGTAAGAGCCAGTGTTGGTAATTATTTAATTGGTAAATATATTTCAGAAAATAGCAGTTGTAAGGTAATATTTAATGGTGATGGTTCTGATGAAGTAACGGGTGGATACATGTATTTCCACGAAGCACCAAACGCTATTGAATTCGATAATGAATGCAAACGTCTTATTTCAAATATTCATCATTTTGATGGTCTTCGTTCAGATAGATGTATTTCTTGTCATGGACTGGAACCTAGAACGCCATTTCTAGATTATCAATTTGTGAAGACGTATCTTTCAATTGAGCGGAAATCTCGATACAATACCACACGTGAAAAATGTGAAAAATACCTACTTCGTTATTCGATTGACGTTTTCGACAAAAACTTGTTGCCTAAGGAAGTTTTATGGAGAACAAAAGAAGCATTTAGTGATGGTGTAAGTAATCAAAAAAAATCTTGGTATGAAATTATTCAGGAAAAAGTTGAGCAAAATGATGTTTTATCTTTTAATAATAAAAAATCATACATAGAAAATGAATGGAACACTCCATCTACAAAAGAACAAGTGTATTATAGAACACTATTCGATTATTATTATCCGAATATGGAAAAAATGATACCTTATTTCTGGATGCCGCGATTTGTCGATGCAACCGATGCCAGTGCTAGAACACTAGACATTTATAAAAATAAAATGAAAGATGATATGATGGAAGATAATATGAAAGGTGATATGAAAAATACAGAAATGTTCGAAATGGATATTGACAAA